AGAAATAAATTTGATAAGTCTATTAAAAAAATGATGGAGGATAATAAGTTAAATGAAAAGAAAAAAAATAAAGAAAGTTAAACAATCAGAAATGAAAGATTTCAAATCAAATTGGTGGTGCAGTTCTGATGAAGCTATAGAGCATGAAAAAAATTGTAAAGACACAACAGGTAATTGTGGCACATGTGTAGCAATACTTTCTACATCAGTAGCTATGGAAGAATATGGTACTGAAATAGAGATAGAATCAGAAGATCACCCGTTATATGATGCAATAGTAAACACATTTGGTAATTGTGAAATTAACTAACTGTAAAAAATGTAAAACAAAGTGCGCTCCTGTGTATACGCTTTCTCCTAAAAGGCATAGTCATTATGTATGCAAGGAGTGCGCTTTAAAGATAATGGAGGAATATTATGATAAAAGACTTATTGAAGATTAGAGATGAAATCGATTGTTTAATAGAAACATATAAAGATTTACATCCTGATGACGACATTCATTATGATTTGATGGATAATGGTGAATATGTTGTTGATGATGTTGGACAAGTATATAATCCAACAGACATTAAAGGTGAAGAATACGAGAAAACACAAGCACTTAAAAAAATAAGAGAGGGGACATATGAAAGCGCGTTCCGCAAAAAACAAAGGAAGAAAGCTTCAGAATCTAGTGAGGGATCGCCTTCGCTCTGTGTTTATGGAGATTCTTGAGACGAATGACATAGAATCCCAGGTCATGGGTATGAGCGGTGAAGATATAGTGTTATCACCAGCAGCTAAAAGAGTTATCAAGTATAGTTTTGAATGTAAAAATCAAGAAAGACTAAACCTGTGGAGCTCATTAGAACAAGCTGAATCTAACTGTGAAGACAGAAACCCTGTCCTAGTATTTAAGCGTAACAGATCAAAAGCCTATGTAGCAATAGAATTTGATCATTTTATAGAATTAATTAATGAAAAAATAAAGGAGATTTAATGAGAACTAGGTTAATTGCCGCTAAAACAACTTATAAAGATAAAGACAAGAGTTTACTAAAGAAATTGTATTCCATTGAATGGAAGTTAGATAAAATATTAAATTATCTAAACCTTAAATAATCTAAATTGCGTAAGGGCTTATATCTACCTTAAGCCCTCTAACGCTTTTAGTAATTCTAATCTTTCTGTTCCAGTTTGTGTCTTTTTAAAGAGTTTCTTTCTAGGCTTCTTTTTAACTCTCCATATCCAATTAGACCATTCTCTTTGCTCTTTACTAGGGAATAACCCAAGTTCTAACTGACCCGCATCAACAATACCACTTTTTCTCAATACTGGCCATGTATAAGCATAGGCCCTTGCTCCTGCAGAATTAAGCCATTGATAATCTTGATAAAGCTCTAATGCTTCTTGATTTTTAACACCCTTAAAAGCTTCTTCAGTAGATTTATCAAAAATTTGATTAATAACAGGGTTGCTTTGTTCTAATCCAGTTGCATACACCAATGCTTCTGTTGCACTTAATATTAAATCCATATTTGGACCAAGAAAATAAACCCCACCCTGACCAAATGTTTTTCTATTTAACTTATCTGCTGTTTCTTTAGAAACTTCGCCCTTTAACAATTCTTCTCTATTTGCAGTCATCCAAGTCCAAAAAGCATCAAGAGTTTGTTGAACATCGTTAGGCATTAATTTTACAAGATTAACTCTACTAAGATAAGTCAGTCCATAAATGGTAGTTTGCATCATACCATATCTAATAGCTTTCATAACAGGCTCTGATCTTAAGTCTCCATATCTTAAATCTGTAAAAGCGTCTCCACCCCATTTCCACATTTTTCTAGCCATTTCAAATCTATAATGAGAAAATTGGCCTAATCCTGTTTTAACAAAATTCAAAGCTGTATTTCCACCTGCTTTTGCCCTTAATGCAGAAGCTTTATTCCATTTAGCGTATTCAAAATGCAGGTCTAAAGCACTATTATATGCTATTTGTCCTGCCGTATTTTCTACCCAGTCTTCAATTTTTTGAGCAGTTTTATCTTTATATATTTTATGCAAGTCCTTATAAGTTATTACATAATCCTTGCCGTTAACTTTAAATATTTTATCTTTTTGAGATTTATTTAAAAGCCTATTTGCCATAAAATCTTTATTAAGCCCCTCTAGATTTTCATGAGCTAAAGCAAATGCTGTTTTAAATGTACCTCCCCTATTATAATCCTCTACCAGCCTATGGAGTGAACCAAATTTTTGAGCAAGTCTACCCATAGTTTGAGCACCAGAAGCGGTCATGTTTTCTAAACTTAAAGCATCTGTTGATTTAATAGTCAATTGACCATCCTTAGTAATGTATAAATTTTTATCCATAACAGCAGCATCTTGTAATGCTCCTCTTGATTGTTCGGATAAGTTTACATCGCTATATTTACCTGTTATTTTTTCTAAAAAGCTCCTAGTTACAGTTTTGTCACTACCCCAATCAAGTCCATATTTTGTAGCTTGACTTGAAGCTTTAACTTTATTTTGAGTTTTATTTGCATGAGATTTATAAAATCTACGAGCTTGTAACTCACCAGTTATTCCAAATTCAACAAATTCATAAAACCTTTGAGTAAAGTTTCTAGCGGCTGAACGCACATTCCCCCCCATTAATCTAAAATAAGTAAAAGAAGTAAGCATTCTAGACATATTATCTATAGTTTGATCTCTGGTAGGGTCCATATAAGAAATATCGTTATATATATCTCTTAACAGCCCTAACATATCTTTACTTGATTCTACTATATGTTTATCACCATACCCTTCAGCAACTTTTAAATGTTTTTCTGCTATTGTTCTTGTAGCATCTGCAAATGTAGATTTAACATGTGTTTTATAATTAAATAACCCTACATCAGACACGTATTTTTTTAAAAAAAAGTAAGGATCTACACTGTAAACATCGTTTATAATTGGGCTACGCTTTTTTGCTACATTTACAATACTATCCCATCCATCTATTTCTTTTTGAACTTCTTTGTCAATTGATAACTTTCCCTTACCAACTAAAACTTCTACCTTGTTAATAGTCTTTAACAGCTCTAAAGAGTATTGAGACATATAATGTGGTGAAAAAGCAACTTTTCCATCATCTGCTTTATATAAACCATCTAATTCAAACCCATATTTCAAAAATTCTCTATTGTTGCTTATTAATTTATGGTCATATAATTTACCACTATTATCCTTTATTTCTTGAAATTCTATAGCCTTTATTAAACCTTGTATTTTCTCAATTGTATTATCTGCCCACTTTAAATCCTTGTCTTTTGCCATTTTTTTAATTCTTTGTAAACCTCTTACAAGCGCTAACGAACCCTCTTCTCTGATACCATTATATCTTCTCTGTATTGTGTTTAACCTTCTCTTTTGCGGGTTAGAAAGGCCTGGAATGCTTTCAGGGTCTATACCTTTTAATACATCATTTAGTATTTCTATAGATTTACCTGCATCTGT